TAATATTTGTCTATGTATTCTTTGTTGCTTTGGGTCATAGTTTTTAATTGTGTAGTCAAATAATGCTGCCATTACAAAACCTGTTGCAATTAGCAGAAGGCAGATAGCGTAAATCATTTTGAGTAGAAGTCTTGTAATTGACCAATAAGGTAACAAGCTGCTACTAATACTGCTAAAAATTGTGCGGTTTCTTTTTTCATTGTGTTTAGTTTAGTGGGTTAAATATGTGCGTTGAATAGTCGCACCCCTATTTTTGTTTTATTTTTTGTAAGCAAATGTTGTCAATTTTGATTTATCACTTGCACTTTCAAGGTCATATTTATACTGTGTGCTTTTTTCTATGTTACCTAATTTACCAGAATAAAATGCTCCGTTAATAGTACAATAAACGTATTCGTTATTGCTTTTTCTTTCGCAGATAACGTTACCATTTTCATCAATAACTTGGTAATGAAATTTAGCAGCTTTTTTGTTTGTTTCTGTAACTTTTAATTCGTAGTTCATTTTTTTTGTTTTTGTGGTTAATTGATATATCAAATATACAACCTTTTCACATTACACAATCAAATTGTGAAACTTTTTTCTAAAAATGTGATGAACGGCAAATATCAAGGATAAGCGGTAATTATAGGAAGGCATACCTACCTGTGCCACGTTTAAGGCTGAAATTCTGCCAAGCCAATGCCAGAGCCATAACGGCATCATCATGGAAGCCGGAAGGTGCTGAGTACTTTACCCCCGTTGCCGTATACTGATACTCAAAGACTTCAAGCTCCTGGCTTATTATCCCCTCAGGATAGCCAATCTTACCTTGATGTATTGCAGCCTGTAAGCCTTCCATTAGTTGCTGCTTACTTGAACTTGTGAACTTTAATCCTTGTATCATTACCCCTTCTCTTTGTAGGTCTTCGAGTATCGGGTCTCCAACCCCCGTAGAATCGACTAGGATAGGGCATTTAGGCAGTCTAAGGATAGTTTGCTTGGTATTGTGCCAATCCATCTGGAAGCGGTCAAAATAAGCCACGTTTCCGTCTTCATCTAAGCCTACTATTACAGTCCAATCGACTGACTTGGCAAGGTCAATCCCATAAGCTACTACCGGCATAGTTGTAACAGGGTGTAAGCATTTGCGTATGTGTTGGCTGCCGAAGGGGTTTGCTGCGTTCTCTGCCGGGTTTGCCATATACTCCTGCTCAAATACAACTTCTGGGAGCTGCTTCCTTGCATCGTCTATCTCGTTCGGGTCTATGTACGGGTTATCGTATGTAGTGAATTTAAAGCTCTGCCAATCAGGTTCGGCTTTGCTAAACAAACTAAAAAAATAATTCTTTCCTTTTGGGGTGCTAAGGAATATAGCTTTACCCTTGTAGTCAGTTAAAGTAGGTCTTATTGAGTTGAGCCACCCATCTTCAAGGTTAGGTATAAAGGAAGCCTCGTCTACTATTACCAGATTGAACTTGCGCCCTCTCAGGTTATCCAAGCGTTCCCCTGTAAAAAATTCAACCTTGCCACCATTAGGGAAGCTAATATTTAAGTCCGATTTGTTATTAGGGAAGGGTAAGCTATTGCATAACTTCTCAAAAAATACCTTTGCTAGTTTATAGGTAGGGGTTATGTAAGCAACCTGACCGCCTTTAACTGCGGTTGTAATGCATTTAATCTGGCTTAACTCGGACTTGCCAAACCTTCTACCGCACATAACAACTATGTACCTGGCTTCGCAGTCAAGTATCTTCTTTTGGTTAATATGTCCGTTAGGTAGTTCTATCCGCATTAAAGAATTGTCTTGCCGTCTACAAATACTATCTCTATTCTATTATCTGTTTGTATATCCATTTGTTCTTTTGGCTTACCATAAACACGAGTAAGCAAAGTTTCTAAACTATAAAGGCTGCCCTTCTCTAAGCTCTTACGCATAGCTGCTGCAATCGTCTTTTCAAGTATGGTTGCCTTCGGGTTATCCCATACTGTTTTAAGTTCCTCCAAGTCCATTGACATCATAGCTTGTATGGTATCGTTTATCTCAGCAAGTTTATATCCTTGCTCTTTAAGTAGGCTTACATACTTACGAGGTCTGCCGTTTGGGTTCAATGTTTCCCCCTTCTGCATTTTGTATGGCTCTATATTTTGTGGATTAGGCATCGCTGTAATTTCGCTGTTTTTAAATTGGTTCTCCGTTCTTTTTAATAACTAATGTCGGGTCAAGTTTACGCATTCTGTCTACTATTACTTGGCAATATTTAGGGTCAAGTTCCATTCCGTAGCACTTCCTTTTTAATTGATGTGCAGCAACCATTGTAGTTCCGCTTCCTAAAAAAGGGTCGTGTACATCTCCATCATGATTTGCAATAGCTTTAGCCATACATTCAATAGGCTTTTGTGTACTATGCCCTGTTTCATTTTTTTGTGGCTTTGCTATTTCCCAAACAGTAGTTTGTTTTCTATCACTTGCCCAATTCCCTTTATTGCCTTTCTTTACCGCATACCAACAAGGTTCATGCTTCCAATGGTAATCAGACCTACTTATTGTAAAATTTGATTTCACCCATATAATTTGGCTTCTAATTACAAAATCGCAATCTTGAAGGCTCTTTTGGACTGTGCCACTAAAAAAACTTGCATGGTAAACGTAAGCAACTTTTGCAGGAGTTAATGCCCACGCCTCAGTCCAATCTGCATTATCATCGTTTTGAACTTTACCTAATGCAGATGCTCCAATCTTAGTGCCATCCTCTCTTGTTCTTTCGTTTCTCCAATTAGCATCATAAACTACTCCGTAAGGCGGGTCTGTAACCATCAAATAAGGTTCTTTGCCATCTAACAACCTTGCAACTGTATCGCTACAAGTACTATCTCCACAAAGCAATCGGTGTTCCCCTATCTCGAATAAATCTCCTAATACTATATCCGTTTCAATGCCCCCGTCTGGAACTGCAAAATCATCTTCCTCTGCTTCTATAACTTCTGCATCAAAGCCGGGTATGTCTAACCCCCAATCTATTAACTCCTGCTCATCCCAATTATTAGCAAGGTCGTTCCAATCCCATTCTCCATAGCCTACGTTATCTTTAACTATAAACTCCTTTTGTTGTTGCTCGGTTAATTCACTTGCTTTGATAATCGGTATCTCTTTAAGTCCGGCTTCCTTACAAGCCTTTAATCTCATATTGCCACCTAGAACTACCATATCGTCATTAACTACAATAGGTCTAAGGTTTAGCATTTGTGGGAACTCGTTAATTGACTTTACAAGCTTTGCAAACTTATCGTCTTTAATTATTCTGGGGTTGTTCGGGTTTGCTTTTACTGTGTTGATTGGTACGTTTTGTATCATAGTATTCCGTTGATTATATCGTTTGCTTCGTCTATTGCGTCTTCTTGGTCTAAAAAAGTGTCTACGTCTGCTATGTGCTTATTAATTAAAGTTTCTGCCATAGCATAGGTGTAATTGCCTATGGTTGTCATATCGTCTCCATTCATACCTGTTTTGCATACTGCAACAAAGTAAGCCTTATGTGTAAGGAGTAGCCATATAGCAGTTAGCTTTCTCATCTGCCTTGACCTTTATATGGTTTCGGTTTCGGGTTATGCTTATTAAAAGACTTTTTAGCAAAGCCTCGCTTTCTTTTCCCAAAGCTAATTTTATTCTTGTTCTCGCTACCTTTTGCCATTTGGTATGTTTTTTAAGTGTATCTCAAATATTTCCTCAGCAGTCCATCTGTTCTTAAAGTCATAATCGTAATGGCAATCTCTACACATAGCACATAAATTAGTTATATGGTCTTGCAGTTGTTTCCTTTTACTGCCGAATTTAGACCTTGCTACTATGTGCGCTATATCTACCGCTACTTTGCCACACACTTCACAAAGAATGGTATCTGATGAATCAAACCCCATTCCTTGTAAATAGTTTAATGTGTGTCTCTGCATATCTTCCCCATTAAATTTTTTCGCGATTAATAATTAATTGTTTATAAAATTTAGATATGCAAATTATTTTCCGTCTATTTCTTTTAATTTATTGATACTCCACTCTATACCACTAGTTCCTCCCCAAGCATCCCAAGCAATACCGCCACAGCCTTCGCTATATGGTACGTCTTTATGCTGCTGATGTCTTTTGAATGAAGCCATACGAGCAATAGTGTCTCTGCTTATTGGCTCTCTGTTAGCTAACTGCCTTGCCCTTGCTTTGCCGGTTGCTTCAAGACAAGAACCCCATCCATTTTTCTCAGCCCATTCTATTGCTCTCTTTGCGTTGTTACTAGCTGATTCTGGGTAGTCAGTATAGCTATCTGCAAACTTGCCACCTGCTAGGATAGCCTTCCAAACTTGCATAGCTTTCTCCTCGGTTTCGTACACGCAGCCTCCGTTACCAATCCGAAATTTCCCGTTTGAGCATTTAATTACTGGCATAGTTTACTATAAATATACTTTCTGTCTAAATTTATCTCCTCAAAGTTATACTTCTTTTTGCAGAACTCAAATAGTTTATCTCCGCTTTCCTTTCGCATCTGCTCATCATTAACTAAATCTTTAATATGCTTATACCAATCCTTTTGGCTTTTAACGTAATGCACCGGCATATCTAGGTACGGATTGACATAGCTAACAACGGCAGGGTTCTTTTTAGCAGCCGTTTCTAATACTTTAAGATTTGACTTCATAGCGTTAAACTTGTTATCTACCAATGGTATGATTGATATGTCGCTATCTGTGTAAGCTCCCATATATTCTGTAACCTTTGCATAGTTGTAAATCGTCGGGTTAAGTTTTAGTCCGCAAGTAAACGCGTCTATCATTTTATCCCATATCGGCTTTTCGCCATCGTTGTACCCGGCTATCACAGTTCTTATATTCATACCTTGTAACCTTTTGAAAGGCTGCCTAATTAAATCTAAGTCCCTTTCGTGTGTTCCGCTGCCGGACCAGAATAACCTAACCTTGTCGCTTTCTAGTTTCTCATCTCTAAACTGCTCATCTCCATAAGGTAAAGCGTTTGGTAATATGTGAACGTTTTTATTGTATTTAGTTATCTCTGCTGCTAATCTTTCGTGGGTGCAGGTGCATAGGTCTGCAACTTCTAAATAATCAGTAATTTGTTTAGGTATGTTATTGAGCTTGTATCTTAAATACAATAAATGGCTTTCGCTAAGTTCCCAATAATCGTCATTATCTACTACCAACTTAAAGCCGTACTTAGTGCGCCAGTTGTCCATTTGCTTTGCATCTATCTCGTTAAGCATTCTATTCATTAAGACAATATCCCACCCCTGCTCTAATAGCTCATCATTAAGTACGTCTGTGATAAGTGCGTACTCTTTTTCCATGTGTACTATTGGCATCATTATCCTGTGAAAGCCAACACCACTGTTAGCTGAGGTTATACAAAGTATTCGCATCTTATATTCTTTTGGTTGTGATAGATGTCCTGATATTTATCCCACACGCTTTGCGCTCTTGCCAAGCTCTCGTCTTTCATTCGTCTGTAATCTGTTCCGTTACCTACATCGTGTCCGATATGTTCTGACCTCATATCCGGCAGGTAGTAATTTGTAAAGCCTGTAATAGTTGCTCGTTCTCCGTAATCTCTATCTTGCATTCCGTAAGGGTCGTACTCTTCGTTGTAACCCCCAACCGCGTCTATAAGTTCACGAGTGATAAAGTTATCTCCAAAAGGTGTATGCGTTTTATGAACTCCGTCTACTATTGGTGGCAGTTCCTCTACACAATGTATTCCAATAATGCCAGTCTTTTCTATTCGTTGTGCAAATAAAACAAACTTAGCTAACCAATTCTCAGGTAATAAAATATCATTGGCTAATAAACAAACCGCATCATAGTTTTGTGTTATCCTAAGCCCTGCGTTTACTCCGGCTGCTATGCCTCTTTTTTCTTTTGATAAGTCATAACCGGCAAACGGGTAGTTAAAGTTCTCGTGCGTGTCGCTGCCGTTATCTATTAAGAAGCAGTCCGCATTGTAACCTGAGTTGTAAAAGTTCTGCTTAATTACACGCTGCGTTAAGTCGTGCCTGTTTTGTGTAAGTAATAAAATAGCTACTTTCATTATCTTATATTTGAGCCGATTTCCCTTGCCGGAACTCCTGCATATTTAGTATTTGCTTTTGCTTCGCCTTTTAAGAAGGCGCTTGCTCCAATCATACAATTTGCGCCAACGTGTGCAAACTGATGCAGAACTGCGTTAAGTCCTATATTGCTTCCTTCTTCTATAATCGAATGTCCGCCTATTTTTGCTCCGCAGCTTATAGTAACATTATCTAAAATATTACAATCGTGTCCGATGTGTGCGTGTTTCATTATAAAACAATTATTGCCAATAAAGGTGTCTATTTCCGTTCCTGCGTCTATTGTTACAAGTCCTGTAATAACATTGTTATCGCCTATGTAAACTTTGCCTTTTTCTTTTTGCCAGAACTTCTTATGCTCGGCTTTGTCTCCGATAATACAATAAGCTCCAATGTAGTTGCCATCTCCGATAATTACGTTATCGCCTATAATAGCAGTAGGGTGGATAAAGTTAGCCATTCTTTTTATTTTTAGGTTTTGGTTGTTCTTCGTACCAAGTATACAAGCGTTTAATCATATCGAATATACAATTACCGCACCATACTGTTAAGATAAAATCTGCACTCATATACTTCCGGTATATATGCTCGTACATTTTTAAGATGTCTAAGTCAATGTTACGCACATAACCATTCTGGACTGTGTGCCAATTACCAACGTTATCATCTAAAAATTTTCTG